GGATCCTCATGTAAAGCAACTGTCAAATGATTACAATGCTCTTTAGCTTCTTTAAACAACCTAATATAACCAGGATGAATTAAATCAAATGCTCCTGCAACAATACCTTTCTTTAAAGGTTGTTGTTTTTTCCATTCCTCTGAGTTGATTCCTTTATCATCTACAAAAACATCAGCATTAGGTTTACGAAACATAGGTTCTAATTCATGATACTTTATACCCCACCTATCCAATTGCTCTAATGTAATGGCTGTCTGATCAATTCCAGATCCCCTTCCTCTTGCAGTTTGAAGAATAATATAATTCCCCTCATCATATAACCTATTAACTTGTTCAACCATAAAGGGAATAGGAGTAGCATCAGGATAACCAGGTCTACCATCCTCCATCTTAGGAGTATTACATAGAGTATCATCTATGTCAAAACAATATCTCATACTACTCCATGCAAAAAGATCTGGTGTACACATTCTATCACACCATAACTTTCACTCTTAATATGATAATTCCATAAAGCATTTTGTGCTTGTAATCTAATACTATTTTGAGGATTGAATCCAGTCAAAACTCCATAAGGAATATCATTTCCTTCACACCAATCTAGACAATTAAGAATATTCCTAGATTCGCCACCAGAACTCATCAATACAACTAAAGTATCATCCTCTACATAATATTCTAAAAATTTTTGATAAGCATTATCATACCCAAAATCATTAGTAAGCATAGTGATCATGGAAGGATCAGAAAGAATAGAAACTTTCTTTCCCTGAAACTTCATATAATCTTGAGAAACATGAGAAGCAACTGCACTACTTCCACCATTACCTAAAACAACTATCCTTCTATATTCATTAAATGCTCTTTGATATTTTTCAAACTCTTTTTCCGTATGTGCAGATTCTAAGGTCGCAATGTATTCTTTAAATGGATTCACCCCTTACACCCTCAGGAACTGCATAAATTTTAACTGAATGATAAGGTATTGTCAAGGATTTCTTTTTAGAAAAAGTAAGGAAGAATCCTCCATTACCAGCACCACAAAGTTTATGAGATATTACACTTTCGTTATTATTCAATATCTCATCTATCCTTCTAATCTTTTTATTCTCAGTAATAGAATCACTAGTTTGTTTCTTTTCTATCCATGCCTGCTCCATAAAACCTAAAAAAGTATCATACTTTTTTTGAAGTAAACTTTCATGAGCAGATTCCACAGTATCTAAAACTGGTTTAACTTTCTCTAAGTTTTCTGTAATGTTTTTGAGGATCTTTTTGGAGTTTCTTGTGACACCAGTAAAAACAAGATGAGTATCATAGTGATTAAATAAATCAGTAGGAAGATACTCATACTTAACACGGTTATTGCCCATAAACTCAATCCTTTTAAAACCGCCAATGCCGCAACCATATGGGTCTTGATAGCCACAATAGGGGTTATAAGTACGTTCCAATTTATAGGCCAGTTTACAGACATCATGCTCCTTTATAGGAATATTTAAGAAAATACAACAAGCTTTAATAAGACTAATAGTATAAGATGATGAAGAAGCTAATCCACTCCCTTGAGAATAAGCATCACTAGTAAGAGTAACTTGTACTGGTGGCATCTTAAAATAATCCAACACAGTTCTTACTACTTCATTCTGTATATCTTCTACTTTAGAAACTTCTTCTCTTCTAGAATAGTTAATAATATACTTATGCTTCTCTTTATTAAAACCTATCTTGTCTTGACTAATAGTTACATAGGTCTTTAGATCACAAGTAAAACTAATAACCGACCCATATCCATATTTCTCTACGAAATAAGGATTATCTGTGGAACCTCCAAACAAAGAGATTCTTAATGGACACGAAGCGTAAATCATTAGTCTCCTGGTTCAATTCTATGACTATCTGAATCAAAATGTTGAGTAGAAAATTCAAATAACTCTGTATCTTGAAGAGCATACATCTGATGTCTTAATCCCCTAGGGACATGAAACTTATCTCCCTTTATCAACACCTCACTTTTTGCATTTTGTTTATCATCATCCTCACCATAAGTAACTTCTACTGCTCCACTCTGGATATAAAAGACTTCGTCTTTTAATTTATGAAAATGCCATGAACACTTCTTACCTTTAGCAATGAATAAT